GTGGGGGGGAGGAGGACAAAAGTCAGGATGTTTTTTCGTAAATTTGTGATTGCACAAATTCACGCATCTCATGCTCGGTGTTTACAGAATACAAATCGGATCGTACTTCTACATCGGAAGTAGCAACAACTGCGCAAAACGAAAAAAGGAGCACAAGCGGCATCTTGAGTCCGGCGATCATTACAACCCGAAGATGCTGGCGGTTTACAGGAAATACGGCGACTTCAACTTCAAGGTCATCGAGCAAACGGACACGGAGCTTCAGTGCAGGCAACGCGAGAAATCATACATCGACTTGCACTTCAACGACAAGCATTGCCTAAACATCAGCACCGAAGCACTGTGTCCACCGAAGACGGTAAAGAAGACGTACTGGGACGGCAAGACCTACCCATCAAGAATCAGCGCACATAAAGCCAGCGGCCTCAGAGTTCACCTCAGCAACTTTCGCGAGATGTACAACCAAGGCTTCAGGACAACAGAAGACGTTCTCAGGCATTTAGAAAACAATCAAGTGAATGCCGGACGCTTGGTTGCCTGGAATAACAGCATGGAGTCGCACAAATCAATATTACAGAGGCTTCAAATAGGCTCAGGCAAACTGAAGCAATGCATTGCGTTTGGTGCGAAGTGCGATGATGATGTTCGGGTATTTACCGAAAACGCCGAGAACTTCGATAGCAGGGACGGCGCGAACCCATCTTGCCGACTGGTTGCGTATTGGAACGGCAGGTACTACTCATCAATGCGCGACGTCAAATCAAAGTACTCACTGAGCACAATCAAAAAGTACATTGAGCTTGGTTGCGTTTCAGACAAGCAGGTGGCGCAGGCTAAGAGAAAAAACGCAAAACCATACAAGCCTTACGAAACAAAGTCAAAATGCACGTTTTATACATTGGACGGCAAATCGACTCGCTTCATTTCTTGCCGAGCTGCGACTGATTCCATTGGGGTGGGTTACGACCATCACAAAAAAATGCTACGGTATTTTGGCCTTTCATACATTTCGGGCAAAGGCGTTTTAATTAAAGGATATGACACAGCGACAACAGAAGAGGTACGACAGCATCTTGCTCGACTACACGGTAAGAGGTGATTTGACACCAGGCATACGCTCGTTGATTTACACGCTTGCTTGCGTCGAAGTCGAGGAAGAGGAATTGCAGGAGTTCATTGACAAGCATGGAACGTGCTACGTCTCACCGAGCGGAATGGACAAGCAACGACCGCAATGGCAGCAACTTCGCGACAACCGTCAACGCAAGACCGCGATTGTGACCTCATTGGAACGTAGCTTAAACAAGACAACAGAGAAGGACGAATTGCAGGCCTTCCTTGACGATGCCTAAAAAAGCCAAACATACCAGCGACTACTTCGACGAACAGGCGGCAAGCCGAGCGGTCGACTTCATCGAAAAGTTCTGCTCGCACGTCAAAGGCCACAGCGGGCCGTTCATCCTGGACGACTGGCAGAAGAACGACATCATCCGGCCGCTGTTCGGATGGAAGCGCGCAGACGGCAAGCGCAAGTACCGCACTTGTTACATCGAGATCCCAAGGAAGAACGGCAAGTCAAACCTGTCGGCAGCCATTGCGCTCTACCTGCTCTACGGATCAGGCGAGAAAGGTGGCGAAATCATCTCAGCGGCAGGAGACCGCAACCAGGCGCGCATCGTCTTTGACATCGCGGCGCAGATGGTCAGGCAGAACAAAGCGCTCGCCGCAAGGAGCATCGTCCACAAGAGCGAGATTCACCACAAGGATTCCTTCTACAAGTCCATTTCGGCAGAAGCCAGGACGAAGCACGGCTTCAACTGCTCCGGTATCATCTTCGACGAGCTGCACACGCAACCGAACCGCGAGTTGTGGGACGTCCTCACCACTTCGGTTGCCGCGCGTGCCGAGCCGCTCATCATCGCGCTGACCACAGCAGGCCACGACACAAGTTCAATTTGCTACGAAATCCACGACTACGCGCTCAAAGTGCGGGACGGCAGCATCGAAGACCCGACTTTCCTGCCTGTCATCTACTCGGCGGATGCAAAGGCCGACTGGACGAGCAAGGACACCTGGGCAAAGGCCAACCCAGGACTCGGCACAATTTGCCGCGCCGAGTACTTTGAGCAAGAAGTCCGCAAGGCAAAGGCCAACCCAAGCCACATCAACACCTTCAAGCGCCTGCACCTGAACATTTGGACTTCGGCCAAGGACGCGTGGGTGAGTGACGAGGAGTTCATGCGCGGATCAACCGAACTGCCGGACGACAGTTACCTCGCCACCTTGCCGTGCTATGGCGGCCTCGACCTTGCAGCCACCCGCGACCTCACCAGCTTTGCGCTGATTTTCCAAGATGAAGACCGCTATTACCTGAAAGTCCACTCGTTTCTGAACGAAGAGACGGCGCTCAGCGCTCGGTCAACCGAACACGTCGATTACCTGCAGTTTGCAGAGGCAGGCGATATCACGATCACACCGGGCAACGTGACCGACTTGGCTTTCGTCAAGGCGCACGTCTTGGAACAATGCGCGAAATTTCAACCATTAGCCGTCGCTTTTGACCGAAAGTTCAGTCCTCACATCGTGCCGGAGCTTATCGACGAAGGCATCGAGATGTCACCGTTTGGCCAAGGCTACTATGAGATGAGCTACCCAACGAAGGAAATGGAGAAGGCAATGGTCAGCGGCAACCTCATCCACGGCGGCAACCGTTGTCTGCGCTGGCAGATGTCGTGCGTGCGCATTGACCGCGATCCCGCGGACAACATCAAGATAACCAAGAACCGAAACAAGCAAGGCCAGCAGGTCGACGGCGTGGTTGCGGCGGTGATGGCGTTCGGTGAGATGCTCAAAGGAACGGCCGAGGAAACCACACTTGAAATCATAACTCTGTGAAGTTGTAACTTGCGCGCGATGGCAACACTACTCGACCGCATTCAGAGCGTTTTACGTTACCGAGTTGGTAAATTCGATTCCACCACACTCGACCAGCAGCTCGGCATCTACGCCACGAGCCGAAGCGGCGTTGTAGTCACCGAACGCATGGCGCTCACGCTGTCGACAGTGTACGCTTGCGTGTACAAGATTTCCAGCACCATCGCATCACTCGGCCTCGACATCTACGAGCGCAAGGGTGACCGAGTCAACAAGGCGCTCGGCCATCCAAGCTACCTCGCCATCAACGACCCGAACGACCAAATGACTCCGTTCGAGTTTTGGGAATCGCTCATTGCTCGCGCGCTCGTGTGGGGCTGTGGTCTCGCTGCCATCGAGCGCGACAACGACGGCCGGCCAATTGCGCTCATGCTGCTCGACAACCAGGACGTCGACTACAAGATGGTCGATGGCAAGGCCGTTTACCTGCATCGCAAGATTGGAAGCATCCCGGCAACGGAGGTTATCGAGATTTGCAACCTCGAGCGCAAGTCACCCATTCAACTGCATCGAGAGAACCTCGGCCTCGCAAAGGCCAGCGAGCAGTTCGGTTCGGAATATTTCGGCAGCGGCGGACAGATGACCGGCGTCCTCACTCCGGATCAGCCGCTGAAGGCTGAGCAGATGAAGCAACTGCTGGAATCGTGGCGCAACCAAACGCAAGCCGGAACGAAGCTCTTGCCGTTCGGCTTCAAGTACAACCGCATTGCCATCAATCCGGACGAAGCGCAGTTCCTTGAAACGCGCAAGTTCCAGGCAGAAGAGATTTGCCGCATCTTCAGCGTGCCGCCTGCGCTCGTTCAACTCGAATCGCAGACGACCTACAACAACGTCGAACAGCAAAACCTGATGTTCGCACGCCACACCATCGCACCTTGGGCAAAGCGGATTGAGAGCGAACTCAACCGCAAGCTGCTGTACACAATGGAGCGACCACGCGTGTACTTCAAGTACAACCTGAACGACCTTTACCGAGGCGATATGCAGGCGCGCGCCACGTTCTACCGCGAAATGTTGCAGACAGGCGTGATGTCAATCAACGAGGTGCGGATGCGCGAGGAGATGAACCCAGTCGGCGCGGCAGGCGACCAGCACCTTGTCCAGGTTAATCAGATTTCACTGGACAAGATGGCCGAGTACTCAGCTAAGATTTCGAGCGATGCCGTATGACGACTACCCTCAGAGCGCAACCAACAATGCCAAGCGCGCGCTGAAGTGGGCAGAATCCAAAGTGAATCAAATGAAAGAAGAAAAGAACTCCCAACAGGAAAGCATCGTTCGCAAACACTACGGCGACGATGTGGAGCTGCGCACAATGGAAATGCGCGCGGCAGACGATGAGGTGCTGATGGTCGAAGGTTACGCAGCAGTGTTTGACCAAGAAACCAACCTCGGCTACTTCAAAGAGCAAATTGCACGCGGTGCATTTTCCAATGTGATGGAAGACGACGTTCGGCTGCTGCTCAACCACGACGGCGCGCCACTCGCTCGGACGACGAACGGCACGCTCGAACTCTCAACGGACGAGACTGGCTTGCATTACCGCGCGGTCTTGAACGACACGACGCAAGGACGAGACCTCTACAAGATGATCAAGCGCGGCGACATCACACAATCGTCGTTTGCGTTCACCATCAAAGGCGAGGAGTGGGACAAGGAGACGAACCTGCGCACCATCACCGAGGTCGGTCGGTTGCTCGACGTCTCGCCTGTCACATATCCAGCCTATCCACAGGCTTCCGTATCGGCTCGCTCGAAGTTCGAGGCGATGAAGGAAGTCAACGAATCGGTTGCTGAAGTCCGCGAGGAAGTCAAGCCAAGCGTTGACACCAAAAACGAAATCTCAAAAGGCCGTAAATTGCCTTCAAATTTGAATACCATGAATATCAATGACCTCAAAGGCCAGCGTGCGGCCTACTACGAAGAGTACGTCGAAATCGGCAAGCACATCGAAGCCGAAGGCCGTTCAATGACCGAAGCCGAGCAGGAGCGGTCTGACAAGTTGGTTGACCTCATGAAGGACATCGACGCGAAAATCAAGTACAAGCAGAACGAGCAGGAGATGCTCAAGCGCATGGCACACACTGGCGTCAGCTCCACGAGCGAGCAGGAGTCAGTCAACGCCGTGAACTACAAGTTCAGCTTGTCTCGGGCCATCAAGTCCATCGCCAACCAAGAGCGGTTGGAAGGTGCAGAGGCTGAGTGGACGCAGGAAGCGCACCGCGAAATGCGGTCAAGCGGCATCACGCCAAACGGAAAGCTCGCGATTCCAACTGTTGCATTCCGTGCAGGATCTGCCGACAACTTCCAAGCCACCGCCACAGGTGACGGTTCAGGCTTCGTTGCTACGAACGTTCCATTCGCAATCGAAGCGTTGCGCGCTCCTTCTGTCATCCAAACTTTGGGTGCAACTGTCATCAACTCTCAAGGCAACCTCAAGTTCCCACGCATCTCTGCCGCTGCCTCAGTTACTGAGGAAGGTGAAGTCGATGCGAACACTGGCGCTGGTTTGGAGTTGGATGAGTTGACGCTGACTCCACGTCGGTT